AAACCGAGCGGGTTGTTCGCGGGGTTGATTACAAGCCAATGGATGATCCAGACGCTTACCGCGCTCTGGTTGATGCGGCGCAAATCGCCAAAGAAGAGCGCGACCTACGCGCTTTTGAAAAGGTGCGACCTCACATCGAGTCGGCGGCTTTTTGCATGTGCCCCACCTGCCTTGATCGATTTGATGCGCGTGATGACTGCCCAACTTGCACCGGGAAAGGTTTTGTGACGAAGACGGCACCGGCGGGTCTACGCTGAAGGAACCATGCGAGGAACGGGCAATGTGTGGACGACTAACCCAGTACAGCGGCATTCACGACTTCGTAGCGGCGCTCAGCATGCCCAACGCTCTAGTCAACTCGACCGGCGAGCAACCGCTCGAGCGCTACAACGCCGCGCCGACAGCGCAGCTCGCCCTCTTCCATCAGGAAGGACAGTTCCTGCACGCCGACCTGGTTCGCTGGGGATGGCGCCCACACTGGGCGAAGGATCGCGCCGCGCCGATCAATGCTCGAGTGGAGAAGGTCGCACACGGCCCGTTCTTCCGTGCCATCTGGCCGCACCGGGCAATCATCGCTATCAACAACTGGTTCGAGTGGGTCGACGAAGGCGGACCGAAGAAACAGCCCTACTTGATCCGGCACCGGGATGGCTCGCCGATTCTCTGTGCTGCCATCGGCCAATACCCGAATCAAGAACACGGACCAAGCGAGCACGACGGCTTCGTGATCATCACAGCCGACAGCGCCGGGGGAATGGTCGATATCCACGACCGGCGGCCGGTGGCGTTATCGCCCGAGCTCGCTCGGGAATGGTTGGATCCGGCCACGCCGAAAGAACGCGCCGAGCAGATGGTCCTGCACCAGGGCGAACCCACAGAGGTTTTCGAGTGGTTCAAGGTCGACCGGGCCGTGGGGAACGTCCGAAACCAAGGCCCGGACCTGATCAAGCCGATCGATTGATCAACTGTGCGTCAGCGTTTTCAAGCGCTCCACCAGCGCGGCCTCAAAAATGATGTACAGCCTTTCCGCATCGCCGGCGCGCAAAGCCCCGCCGGTTTCCAGTCCAAGCACGAAGCCATCCGCCCGTGCTCCCGCCTTCACAGCGATGATCATCGAATCGGCCCGGACAATCTGCGCCAGCAGCCGATCGGCCTCTCTTTGCATCTTCTCGCTCAGCACCACGCCTTCCACATCAGCCACCTATTACCTTCACTACGACATCCAATAAATGACAGAAAGAACGACTGAAACCCAGATAATCGTCATCACAATTGAGTAACCAGCCAGTTGCTTGTCCATGTGCCCGCATCATCCAGATCGAACATAAATGATGGTTTACCGGTGTTCACCTCGCAACGATAGCGCCGAGCCATCACTCAGCGCACGCACGTAGGCCTGGCAAGCCTGCAGCGCAATCAGCCCTCGGTCGCCGGTGGCGGTGATGGCGATAATTCGTTGAGCATGCGCCGGGTCAAGTCGGGCTCGTACGGTTGCATGATCCACGCCGCCGGCGCTGGCGGTGGCGGTGGCTGGCATCCCACAGCCTTTGGCAGTGTCGGTTGCGTCGAGGAGGACTGACAACCGCAAATCAGAAGTGGCAAGGCGATCGCGCAGACGATCTTGGTCACGTTGGGCATCGGTCATTTTCCTGAAGTGGGTTTGCTCGCTGGCCGCCAGCCGCTGCTCGAGCGCCAGACGTTTGTCCTGCTCGGCCTGCTGCGCGGTCGCCGCGGCCTGAGTCAGTTTATTGAGGGTTTCGGCGTGCTGCTGGGCTTGCTCGGCCAACTGCTTGCCATAGCGCCAGTCCTGAAACTGCCAGGCGCTGCCGGCGCCGATCAGTACCAGCGCCAGCACGCCCACCGTTTTCCACGGAACGACCATCACGGCACATCCTTGAAGAAGACGTGGCCGCCCAACTTGAGCGTCTGCTTGGCCTTCGCCGCCCAGTCCGGCGCCTTGATGCTGCTGGCGTAGTAGTGCGTGGCGCCGCCGGTGGGATCCTGTACCTTGCCGTCGATCACCTGGTCTGCAGCGATACGGCATTGCGCCAGCTCGCGGAACGGGATTTCCTTCAGCCCGATTAGGAACTGATAGTTCGGGTCGGTCTTGTTCCAGCAGCTGAACTGGTACTGCTTCTGGCAGACGCCGGCGTAGCCCTCGCCCCACCACGAATTGGTCTTGCCGTCGAACACGCGATTGCGGATCGTCCAGGCCACAGCGATCTGCCCGGCCGTACCTTCGCCGCGGGCCTCGCCCCACAAGGTGCGTGCAAGAATGTCGCGGTCTTTATCGGTTGCAGTCATCACTATTCTCCAGGCAAAAAAATACCCGCTCGATGGCGGGCTTGAAAATTCAGATTAAGGGCAGCGTGCTACCATCGGCGCTCAAATAACGCTGGATGGAAAGTTGCGGAATGAATCGAGACACGTCTTACTTGAACGGTATCCGGGCCTTCGCGGCTTTTTGGGTTGTTACCGGACACTGTTTCATTTGGGGCGGTTCATGGTTGGAAATGTCGGTTCCTGCGCCAAAGATCGCTGTTGACCTCTTTATGGTGTTGTCCGGATTCCTGATGGCCTACACCGTTCAAAACCGTGAAACGAGTGAGCCAATGTCCAGCCCTGCCAATTGGTTGCGTTTTTACGTCCGCCGTTATTTTCGACTGGCCCCCGCGTATTACCTCTGCCTGTTCCTGGTAGTCGTCTTGGCCCCAATTTATCTTGGCGGATACACACACTTACGCGAGCTGAACCCGGCCCTCTGGCAAGGTGACTGGGTCTACGATCCAGCAAGAACAAATTACACGATTGGCAACTTGCTACTGCATGTCTCGTTTCTATTCGGCCTGTTCCCCACTTACTCTTTCTCGACGTTTTTGCCGGACTGGAGTCTCAGCCTGGAGATGCAGTTCTACATTGTATTTCCATTTATCTATCTCGCGATGAAGCGTTTCGGGGCTGGCAAAACAGCGGTCGTGCTTGCACTGTTTTCCTACGGGTTCATGTGGGTGTTTAACCAAGCGGTAGTAGCTGGCAAAGCAAATGCCTTTTTTGAGCCTTCAATGCTGTTTTTCAAGCTGCCGATCTTTCTCGCTGGCGTGCTGATTTACCGGGCGGCATCAACTGCAACCACATCGAATTGGCATCGACTTGCTTACGTTCTACTTGCCTTGCTGATGTGCGCGAAGCTTGAGGATATCTACCACGGCCAAGTAATTTACCTCGTTGCGCTGGTTGCATTAATGTCTGTCATGGCCATACCGTACCGTCCTGTTGGGCGCCACCTGACCGGCCTCGAAACACTATGCCGCAGCAGGATCGTCACATTCATGTCGGACGTTTCATACTCGGTTTACCTGTTCCATGGCCTGTTCCTAGCGATTGTTGGCTCGCAAATTGGCATGGCGGCAAAAGCCGCCGGTCTGCCTCTTATTGTTGGCACACTTGCGATCTGGCTGGCCGTAATCGTACTAACCTATGCATTCAGTTATCTCGTATTTCGCTTTGTTGAGCTGCCCGGAATTTCGCTTGGAAAATCGGTAATTGATCGATTTAACACCGCGAAAGTTTCCATGGCGGATAGTCGATAGGTAACTAAAGAGGCCTTAAATCGGGTTCAGCTGAGTGAGCGTATGGCATCCGGACAGCGGGTCTCAACAGCGAGTTTGGGCGTTCAGTCAAGGTCGGCTCGCAAAGGTTTCTCCAAGTAAAGGCGCGGCGACGATCTCAGGAGTCGCGGGCTCCGCGGGCCATACGGGCGCCTCGTACCACGTAGGCTGCACCGTGACCTTTCCCAGTGCGAACTTGTACGTTTTCCACGCCTTCAGGTTGAGCAGCAATGCGGCCTGTTCGGCTTCGTCCTCTGCGGTTGCCTCGCCGATATCGATGCCGAAACCGATCGTATCGATACGGTCTTGAATGCGGGCGATTTGAGTGATCGCTTTCACATTGCGCGTCGCGAGATCGGCCTTGGCCGCGCTCAATTGAGCAGCCTGAATCGCTGCATCCTTCATCGCCTTGGTGACGAGTTGGCTCCAGTCAATATTCATTGCTGCAATTCCTCTACAGGCTCTGGTAACGGTTTCGGAAATGCGACTGGGCCGTCGGCGACATCGAGCAGAGGCAACGGAAAGGCCTGTTCAGGACTGAAATTTTCAGGAATCGGCAAGATCAACGTGAGTTCGAGCTCCCCATTGATATTCTCGACCTTATCGAAAAACCATTCTGAATTAATCGCCGAGGCTGGCAACGTATCGCCGTCCGCGATCGGTGAAAAGTCGAAGTCTTCGCCATTCACGGTCAATACGTTTCCAGACTTGAGCACGACCAAAGACTGATCGCGTCTTTGAGGTGAAAGGATAATCTTCATTAAAACCATCTCCCTATAGCGATTCGCGAAAGCCTTGCACCTGTAAGCGTTTTCGCAACTTCTGCAAACGGGTAACAAGCTGGCCATGCGGTGGCACTGGCCGCACCAGCAGGGCCGCTCCACGAAGCTCCTGTACCTTCGAAAAATTGAATAGTGGCTGGCGTGCTTACGAATGCCACCGCGTAAGCAACAGAGGGGGCCGGGGATGCAAAAAATATGTAGCCTGACGCGCCGGTGATAACGACGCTAGCGAACGTGTCCACTCTCCAGCAAATTTGCGTGCCATCGGCATAACGAACAAATTCGCCGTTAGCGTTGCTGCCCCTTTCAATTATCGCCCCTGTAGGAACCCCACCAGATTGCGATACCGTTCCAACGATCGCAGCGACAGCGGCTGATCCGAGACCAAGCCCCATACGAGCAGCCGCTTGAGTTTTACCGCCAGTTCCTCCCATGGTGACCGGGACAGCGGTGGTTAGCGCGGTGAGCGCGGTGATGTCGTCGTTCGCGCCAGATTTGGCAGCCGCTAATGTGGCCCGAGCTGCTGGTGCGTCCGCGTCATTCAGCAATCCTTGGATAAACACAGACAGGTCAGCAATGCCGGTACCGCCCTTGCTGGCCGGCAATATGTCGTAGTTGCCAGTGGTTCCGAGCAAAGCCAGCTTATCGCCGTAATCTTTGAGGATTGCGCGCACCTGGTCGGACAGATCCTTCTGATAGCCCTGTACCGGCATGATCGAATAGAAGCCGCCTGCCGCTGTCGGGCCTTCGTAGTTCGGCGAGATCGACAGCGCGGTATTACTGGCGATGTTGGTCACCTCGTACCAGCGACCGTCCGGCCCGCGTAAGCCATCGCCGACCCGACTGTTGGCAATGAAAGCAGTGCCCACACCAATCACTGCATTGGAATTTTGGACGACAGAAACCGTCCCGGTTTTGTACCAGGGCATGATGTATTCCTATTGATGGGTTAGACCGTCTGCTTCGCAAAGACTGCCGGCAGGAAAAAGGCGAATGGATTGTTGGCTGCAACCGTTACCGCGTAGAGCGTGTTTCCTGAGAAATCCCATGTGCAATACAGCTGCCTTGGGATCGGCCCGCCAGAAACCATGGTCATTCCGAAGTTATTGATAAGCATGAATTCGTTTTGGGGAAAGCTGAACGGCACAGAATAATAATTTCGGTACAGACCCTGGTCGTCCTGATCGGATTTAACGTATGTCCAGCTCTGGAAAGACCGCGTAAATGTGGCGTTGGGCGTTCCGGAGTCGAACAGCATTTTTCCGGTCCCGTCCCAAAGCCGCATGCCGTATTGGGCGACAGCTTGCGCCGCGAACGCTCCCACAAAATAGCGCCCATTCGGCTGAGCAGTTGCGCTGCTGTAAGTCCGAACATAGAACCCGGTCCAGTTTCCGGCTGATCCTATCAACCGCATATTGCTCAGACCTGCTATCAAAGCGCTGTTGTCAGGCCGGACAAACACCAACGGCGGCTCTTGGGATGTCACTGGCCTCGCGAAGTAAGTTGTTGATCCCATGCCGCCTTCTTCAGTCGGCGAATATCTTCCACTTGCAATGACCATCAACCGGGCAAACTCCGAATCGATGGTCACCACGTTGCTGTTGTTTGTGAATTGAAGGCCGTATCCCGCCATCAGTTGAACCTCATCACGATCAGTCTCATCGTCCCTGAAGCGATCATACTGGCGTACCCCCGTGTGTGGTTGTAGACCCTTGCCACATTGTCGACGAGCTCAGTCTCGAACTGCTGTTGTTGGCTGGTGTACGTGCCGATGGGCACGACAATCGCACAACCGTTAGCTGGCCCAACGCCGGGGACCGAAAAGTCCTGGTTGGTCTTCGCCGCGTTACTGAAGGTCACCAGCGTCGAAAGCACCACGCGGATGGTGAAAGAGTTCTCATCGACCTGGAGAGCGCCGTCGGCGCCCCAAATCCGCATTCCATATGCCATTGATCACCCCAAATAGCCGAGACGAACGCGCAGCACGTTGTTGGCGTCATAAACCGAGACGTTCAACGAATTGATCACCAATCGCCCCTGTCCAGGGACAATGCCATTGATCTCAAGCGTTCCGTCTTTATTGAGAATCCAGCCTTGCTGGCCGGCGATGTAGTTGGTTGAGCTGATGTAGCTGCCGATCTTGGCGTTGGTGATCGTGCCGTCGGCGATGAATGCAGAGTTGATGAACACCTGCCCACCTTCCACCGCGAATGGCACCGCGATGGCGCCGCCGGCAATGGTGTTGACGATTGCGAACCGGTCAGCACTGACCAAGAACTGGCTCTGTAATCCCGCTCCGGTGTTCTCGATGCCAAGCCCGATGCCGGCCGCGACATACTGCCCATTCGCCGTAACCTGCATTTTCACCGACCACATCGTGTTCAGTTTTCCGGCCGTGTCCGCGTAGGCGGTCGAGGTCTGCTGAATGGACGCCGAGTTTTGCCCGACGGAAACATTCAATTGGTCGATTTTCGTTGCGGTTGCCGATTCGTTTGTAGCGACCACCTCTTCAAGCTCGGTGATGTTGGCAGCGTTCTCTCCGATTTTCGCGTCGAAGGTCGTTACGCGCCGTGCCATTGCTTCGTTTTCGGAGGCGCGAACCTTCGATTCGGATGCGATCGCTGCGGTGCTGGTATAGCTCTTGATCGCGTCTGCAAGATCACCAGCGCCATCATCGTCTCGATAGGAGGCGCGCAGGGCTTCGAAGGACGTTGCCTGGGCCGTAACCACGCCGTCGAGTTCAGTGATCTCGGTGGTGTTGGTCGCAACCTGCTGGGCGAGTCCGCTCGCTGTCTGCACGGTCTGGCCCACGTCCAGCCAATAGGCCGGATTCGGCGGCGGCGTCTCAATCGGCACCGGGCCGGTGGCCTGATAGATCCGCTTGCCGACCACCACAAGATCGTATTCCTCGTAGGTCTCTTCTGGGTCGTAGCCCTTCAGAGCATCCAGCGCATCGATCTGCGCCTGTAGACCCGGAATCAAGTTGATCTTATCGACGATGTCCTGACCGAGCTGGGTCTCGCCAACCTGATGAGCAATCAACTCCAGAACTGCCGACGCGTCGGAGCTGGATTGCCCCTGCACACCCATACCGATCGGATACCAAGGCCCTATGTTGCCGATCTTGTCGACGATGCGACCCCAGAAATAAAAGGTCACGCCGGCGCGCAGGCCGAGCATTGAGAAGTCACTTTGCGGATAGGCCAGGTCTGTCAGCTTCGTGGCCGCATCAAGCTGCGTCGTAGGTCCATACCAGATCTCCGTCCGCTGGCTGTCCTCGGCGCCAGCAGGGAATCCCCACTTCAGGTAGATGCCGAACAGCAGCGGCGTGGCCGCCAGATAGCTGAGCGCCGGCGGCAGCCCCTGCTTTCCGCTGAGATTGGTCAGGATCGAGTTGCGCCAGATGGACGAGATGTCGAAGGCGCTCACCGCACGCACCCGAGCCACGTAGGCACCGGCGTAGATACCGACCACGTCCACGTTGGTCATGCCGGTGCGCTGCAGCTTGATCCAGTTGCCGCTGTCCTTGCGCCATTCCACGTCATAGCCGACTGCGCCATCCACGGCGGGCCAGCTGATAGTCATCGTGGCCACCGCCAACCCCTGCACCACCGACGACGTCGATGTGAGGCTCACGCTCGCCGGCGCCGGAACCACGGTGATCGGGATCACGCTGATCGGCCGTTCTTCCAAGCGTGCACCGGTGTCGATATAGGCGAACTTGCTCGGCTGGAACTGCAGCGCACTGATCTCGAAATCACCTTCGGTGGTACGCTTGGTGCGCAGCACGCGATACAGCGGAATCGCCAGATCATCGGCGTCGAGCGCCCATTGCAGTTGTGCGACTGGAGGCTCGCTGTAGGCGACAGTCACCGTCACCGCGCGGCCATTGACGCTCTGCACGGTGCGCCCTTCGGCGCGGCCGCCTGGCAAGTTGATGATCAACCGATCACCGGCCTTGCCCTGAGTGTCGCGATCGAGCGTGACTACACGTCCAGCGGCTGACGAGATGCGGCCGCCGACCTCCCTGCCCGCCAGCAACGAGTCAGCCACCGGGATGATATGGCCCGGCAGAGGTATCACGCCTTCCATGCCGGTCTTGAACGAAACGGTGCGGTCTTGGTTGTTGCTCAAGATTGCCCACTTGCCACGGCGCTGGGCCTCGGAGGCGCGGGTGCAGCCAATAGCACTCAGCTCGGTCGGCCGGTCGCCATAGCGGCGCTGCAGATCCAGATCCGCGAACGGAATGACGTCGGTGTCGTAGTTGTTCGCCGGGTTGTCGTAGCTGACCAGTGCTCGGGTGTACCGGGTTTTCGCCGAGGCGCTGCCATACGAAAACTTGCCGTCGATGACGTTGGCCCGGGTGAAGACGTAGTCGAAGTCCTGCGCGCGCGGCATGTCGGCCTGCATCACCAGCTGGCCCTGCGCCCAGTACGTCATGCCCCGGTAAATCGCCGAGATATCGCGCAGCAGCGACCATGCATCTGCCTTTCCCTGCAGGTTCATGTCGCAGAGGAAGCGCGGTTCGGTACCGCCGAGGCCATCCGGCACCAGCTGGTCGCAGTACTGGGCGATCCGGTACAGCTCCCACTTGTCGACCATGAACGGCTTGATGCGCTTGCCCAGGCCGAAGCGGTCTTCAGTGCAAATGCCGTAGGTGATCCACGCTGGGTTATTGGTCCAGGCCGATTTCATCGAGCCGTCCCATGTCCCGGTGTAAGTGCGCAGGATCGGGTCGTAGTTGCTGGGCACCATCCAGCGACGGGCCTTGCATTTCACGGTCACCGCGGGGATGTTGGTGAATTGCTCGGCGTCGAACTCGATGTAGAGCAGCGCGGTATTCGGATAGCGCAGCTTGGCGTCGATCACTTCGGTATACCCGGCCACCAGCATGGTGTCGGCGACCTTGTTGCTGTTCTGGTTCGGCGTCAGGCGGCGCACGCGGATCTGCCAGCCCGTGGTGGCGGTCGGCAGATCGATGCGGCGCGATCGCTCGTATCGCGTCGTGGTTTTGCCATCAACAGCGTCCACCAGCACCTGCTGATAGGCGCCGCCATCGGTGGCCACGTCGATGGCGTACTCGATCCGGTAGCCGCCGACGTTGCCCTGGTCATCGGAGCGTTGCAGCGCCGGCCACGCCAAACGCATGCGCACGGCAGAAAGCTGTGTGTTGGTGATCGAGCGCACCCACGGCGAATCGCTGCGCAGCTCAATGTTCAGCGAAGTCTCGTTCTCCACGGACGGGATGCCCGGGATGTAGGTCTGATCCACTGAACCCGGGCGCCAATCCCACTTCACGTTCGGGAAGTTGTAGTTGCCGCTGGCATCGCGGATCGGCGTGTTGTCCAGGTAGATGTCGTAATCGGTCGGGACGCTGTCGAACTCCCCCTCGCCTACGGCGATCAGCAGTTTCGCAAGGTTGGTCGAGCGCAGGCTATCGCTGGCTTCGACCGGCGACTTCGGCTTGCTGCTGCCGCCCTTCTCGCCGTAGATCTCGATCTGTTGCACTGCGCCCATGCTTTCCTCCAGGCATAAAAAAACCGCCTCGAGGGTGGTTTGGTCACAAGCCATGAAGGCTCAGGTAAAGTTCCATCACACACATAGCAACGCGGATTAAGCTCCAAGTCATTGCGCAAATCAGTGGAAACCATTTTCCCATCAAAAGCCCTCCTCCAACTTGGAGGGCCAATCCCTCCTTCTTTGGGTGAGGGGTTTTGCTGTTAGGTCTTATCTTCAGCCAGGATCGAGGCGGAGATGATCATCCCGCCCCACCGGCGCTCGCCGATGCAGATCGGTACAGGGTTGCCGCTGGCTGTCGTGTTCTTCGCGCTGCCGAAGGCGTAGGACGGGGCATTTTCAGGAGAAGCACTTTGCTTCAGGCCTGAGGCTTGAGGGCTGAGCATTTGAATCACGCCGCCGGCGACAAGGCCGATACCGGCGCCAATCAGTGGCGCACCAAAGGGGGTGGTCGAAAGAAACGTACCGGCAACGATCAGAACCGCGCCGACAATGGTTTGAATCAACCCAGCCTTCTTGCTTCCGTGGATGATCGGCACGATACGAATGTCGGTTGCACCACCCAAGCCAAATTCCGCTTCGCCAACGTTCTTTCGATTGCGAAACACGGCGAAGCGCATGCCCAGCCGATCAAGGCGCTGAATCTCCTCCTTGAACCCCTCAAGCGTCGCCTTCAATGCTCGGAACGCTTCCCAAGCCTGACCAGAATCCAATACTCGACGATGAACTCTGCCAAACTTGGCCGCGAGAGACCCGGACAGCTTGATAGTTGTCATCGGCTGATAGTGCGCAGCGCTCGATTGCATGACTTTCTCCAGACATAAAAAAACCGCCCGAAGGCGGCTGATTGCAAATTCGCTTACTGATAATCGACATACGGTCCGAGAAAGAAGCCGCTCATGTCTCCACTGATTCGGTAGAGGCTCTCTTTGCCACTTTGCACATTGGCAGAAATCGTACGAATGGCTGCCCCGCCACACAGACCAGAGCCAGCGAGACCTGCTCCAATACTTGGATTACCCGGCGGCAAGTAAAAGGAGGCGCGCTGACCTGTGCCGATTTTCGCGGCCTTCCGGCCATCGACATACACGACGATGTCACAACCAGAACCAACCATTCCAGAGTCCCGCACAACCGTTACCTTGCCGCTTTCGCCGGCAGGCTTACTTTGAAATGCGTACAGCTCATCACGTGGCACCGGATCAGCCTGGCTAACCGAAATGGCAGAAGATGCACACCCCGCCAACAGCGCTACCGCCAACGCTACTACGATCAATTTCATGCATGTCACTCCTGTGGAAATGGTGCACGATATCACCCTGAGAGCTGTGTGGGCATCCAGTGTGGACGAAAGCCCAGTAACTGGGTTGGATCCCATCGTAGTAGCGTTGTGCCTTCCATTTAAAGGAGTAAATGTATGGCGCAATACGCTTCTGATACCAGCAAATACATAACCCTCACCGATGAGCCTGGTGCAGAGCACTGGAAGAAGCTGTACGGCATAGGTTCAACAGTGCCCGTGTCCGGGATTTACAGGTGCAGGGGCTGCGGGGATGAAATCACCTCCAATAAAGACGACCCTTTCCCCCCCCAAAACAAGCATCAGCATGCGAACCCAAAGACCGAAATCTGGTGGGAGCTGATCGTTAAGACGCAGACCACCGGCTCCGGACGCTGATATCGAACAGCCAGTCCTTTGCCTGCAAGCCCAAGGACTGGGATTGCGCCAATTTCGGCGCGGATAACGCAAGGAAAGTTAAATGAGCAAACAGCTACAAGAAGCCCTTGATTACGCGGGCTCATCAATCATCACCCTAAGCTGCATCGTTTCGGGACTGGCAAGCCAGCTGAAAGCCGCTCAAGGAACAGAGGCAATTCAGGCTGCTCAAGACTACGCCCTGGAGGTGGCCAAGGTATATCCGTCAGCACCTGGCGTGGCACCAGACGTGAAAGCGATAACCCAATTCTTCAGCGGCCACAAATAGGCTCTAGCCCCAGCGCCTGTTCCAGCCTTGAAAGTCGGCGCTCCAGAAGGTCGGCTTTCTCTTGTGCCTTTTCCGCAAAGTCAGCCGGTAAAGAAATACCGGCAGCCGAGACAATCATCTGGCCTCTCAGGATTTCCGACTCGTTAACGTAAGTTCGGCCTTCGTCATCGAAAGCAAACGGCTGATTCATAAATCTCCCCTGCGGCCTTGCCGCATCATGTGGTTGGTTGTGCATCTCTGTGCCTGAGGATCAGGCGAGTCCGATCAAGCCACGGCCCGCCGAAGACAATGACCTCTGACGGCCTGCCGTACAGGTGGTGCAGCAGGAACGGCCCGGGGCCGAACGTCGCTGCCTCCTCGCCGGGCAAAACCGGATCGGCGCCGAGGAAGATCCCGGCGTGGTTCGGGAAAACCGTGCGCCCCACTTCCATGACGATCATGTCGCCGCGCTGCGGCTGATCCACGCGGTAGAAGCCGGCGGCCTCGTAGTTCGCCTCGTACAGGCTGGTGTTTTCCTTGTTCTCCCACCAGCCATCTGCGCGCTTGAAGGCCTCGAACTCAAGCCCCCATTCGCGCTTGTACCAGTCCGCGCAGACCTGCCAGCAGTCCCAGGCGCCGTGCACGAACGGGCGCTTCAGCAGCGGCACATCGCCGGATGGCGTGATGGTGCGCAGGTCGCCTTCGGGCCAGCTCAGGATGTGCCATGGCAATGCAGTCGCTTCGCACATAGCGAGATCGCGCGGCGAAGGCCGGCTGGTGGCGTCCGGATGCGAATGAACTACGCCGATTACTTCGCCGATATCTTCGGCTTGGGCGTACTCCTCCGGGTCGATGCGAAACTCCTCGTTCGGCTCGGTCGAAACGTTGCGGCACGGGTAATACTGCTGTTTGCGACCGATGCCCAGCAGCAGCCCGCAGCACTCTTTCGGGTACTCGGCAGCTGCATGCGCCTGGATCGCATTCAAAATGTGTTTGCGCATATCAGCTCCTTGCAATCAGCGAAACGGCCGGGAAGCCGCCGAAAGGCAGCGGGTTGCCCTCGCCGAAGCGCGGGATGCAGCCCTTGCCCAAAGTGGCGTCGCACTCGTCCAGCTCGGGGTTATCGGTAACGATTCCGTCCTTGGTCACGTATGGTCCGGTGTATCCGCAGCTCGGCCCGCGATAGCCGCCGGTGAGGCACCAGTGGCACAGCGTCGTTGCCTGCCGCCCAATCGACTCGTTTCCGACGTCGCCCGGGCTGGCCAGCTCCCAACTGACATTCTCCCCGTCCTCGTTCGTTTTCTGGTCGATGTACCAGACCTCGATCGTCTCTTGGGTTGGATCTGCTGCCGGATTACCGGCCGGGAAGTTGGCGGCATCGAGGTAGCTGCCCAGCGTGTGGCGCATCGTCAGCTTGAACTCGAGCAGATCTTCGAACGCCAGACATAGCGCGGTGATGCGCCCGTTGACGTTGCCAACCGACAGTGTCGGCCGAACCGCTGTACCATCGCCGTTCGCCTCGATGCCGTCGATCTGCATGGGCCAGGCGCTGTACTCATTGCCCTGCCAGTAGATCGCTTTCGCCGGCAGTTGGTCGGCATCGTCGCCGGCGGCGATCAACTCGGCCGCCGTGTGCGGAATCGCATGCCCGTGAAAGCGCAAAACGTCCGCGCCGTATTCCGTGCCGTCCAATTCAAAGAGCAGCACTTCGCTGCCAGGCTCAAGCACCTGGATGTCACTGATCAGCGGCATGGTTGCCCCTTATGGTTGGAATGCCCGCTCGAATGTGGCGGTGAGTTTGAAGACCCCGCCGCCCATTGGTGTGGGAGCGGGATTTTTGCAGGTGAACAGCCCGCGCTCGCCGAGCGGCGTTGTCCAGAGAAACGCCTTCGCCCCGGCGTGCCGATCGAGGAAAGCCATAATCTGCAATACCTTGGCCTTCTGGCCGACGCAGGTGACCGGATAGGAGTCCTCTTTGTTGTTCGGGCCGTCGCCGACGTTCTGCGCGTAGCCGTTGCCAAACTTCGAGGTGCGCACCCGATAATTGATGTCGGGTGTCTCACCGCGCTCGGTTGGCCAGGTGAATTTCTCGATGGCCATCAGGCCCTCCCATTTGCGTTTCGGAAGCTGGTACCGCCAGCGCGCCAAGAATCAGCGACGGCTTTTTCGGCAACGGCCTGCATTTGCGATTGCAAATTTCTCGACAGCGCCTGCTGGTCGATCTGCATCCCTTCGGAGCCTCGATCCTGCGTCACCACCGTTACCGGTGCGCTGATGCTGATTGCAGTCCCAGAGCCACCGCCGGCCGCGAGTACACCCAGCTTGCCGCTGGAAGTCCGGGTCAGCGGCATGATCGCCTCCGGCCCCGCCTCACCCATGACGCCCGCCCGGCCGCCGGCCATGCCGAAGGCGGTCGGCGTGCTGACGATGCTGTTGGTGAAGGCGCCGCCGTTGGCGAACATCTGCACGCCCGACGACCAGGCACCACCGAGCGCCTGCGGGAAATAGCTGCTGGAGTAACCCGCCGAGGACGCTCCGAGGTTCGACGACGTCGCACCTGCTGATCCAGCCGCCAGCCCATTACCGCCACCACCGCCAGTGAAGTAACTGGTGGCAGCGCCGACGAGGCTGCTAAGCAACGCAGAACTGGCCTGACGGGTCGCGATCCGTGCCATGTCCGCCAGAATCGACTTGGTGAAATCCGCAAACGACAACTTCCCTGTCATGGCGAAGTTGACGACTGCGTCTTCCATCGAGCTGAAGGCATTGCCGAACAGGGTTTTCGTCTGACCGGCAATATTGCTCGCCGAATCCAGGTAGTTTGCCCAGGCTGATGTCGCGCCTTTGGTCCAATCACCCTGCGCTGCCTCCACATCCGCGTAGTTCTGGCGGATTTGGTCGGTGGCCGCCTTGTTCGCGTCGGCGAGTGCCTGCGACTTGCGGGCGAACTCCTCCTCCGACATATTCCGCGATGGATCTGACTTCTGATTCGCGAGTTCCAGCGCTTGTTGTGCGAAACGATCTTGCTGGCTGTTCAGCTCGTTGTTGAGAGCGTTCTGGCGATCGCCCTGGCCGACGCCGAGAACGGCGCGCTGCCCAGCCAATTCCAGAGCCCTCTGTTGCTGGGCCAAGGCTTGGACGTAGGTCGTGATCGACCGCTCTTGTCGAGCAAGGCGACCGGTCTCGTTCGTGGCCAGAACCTCAAGCTGGCTGTCCGCCTCTTTCTGCGCCTTGACCATCCCGGCTCGCGCATCAGCGATCTTCTGGTCGAGTTGGATGCTTTGCGCAGCAGAAGTGGTTTTTTTCGCCTTCGCGGCTTCCAGTGCGGCAATCTCCGCCTCGTAGGCCGCAGTCACCTCGTCGCGCTCGTTGCCGATCAGCGCTTCGCGCTTCAGGGCATAGTCGGTTTGAGAGACCAGCCCAGCCTTCTGCGCGGCGTCCAGTTCCTTCTGGGCGTTTTTGTACTCTTCGCTGATGGCTGCCAGGTTGTTCTTGGCATTGTTGAAGCCGGTCAAATCGACCTGAGTTCCGGCAGCCTTCGGATCCTTGAATTGGTCGTTGATGTTCGCCAGGTTCTTGTCGATCGCGGCCTGATTCAGGCGAGGGTCGTTGGGCGCGACCTTGCGGATATCTTCGAGCTGCCGCTTGTACTCCTTGATCGCCTCGGTACGCTTCTGTTCATTCGTCCACGCAGACTTGGTGAGTGCATCGATCTTGCCCATGGCGGTAACAGCTTCGCCCTGGGCTTTTGCCTGTTCCCCTTCCCATTTGGCGATGTCGGCTTCCGCTGCCTTCTGATCCTCCAGCATGTTGAGACGATTCTGGTAGAGGTCAATCATCTCCTGCTTGTTCTGGAACAGACCAACATTGCCAGACTGGGCCGATTCCAGATTGCGCCGAGCCTGCTCGATATCGGCGTTGATATCCGGCCGGCCAAGGTTCTTCAAGTTGTCCGCCGCACGCGCAACGGCGTTGTAACCTTTCTCCCAGAAACTCAGGTTCTCCAGAATTCGCGGGGTTCGCTCGTTGATCGCGTCGGCATACTGCTCGGTCGCCAGTTTCACGGCGCCGGCGTGGTCGCCCTGCTTCTCCAGCGCGGCGATCTGCGAGTAAACCGACGCGGTCAGGTAGTGGTATTGCTCATTCAGCGCAGCGGATGCCTTGACCGGGTCGTCGGCGAGCTTGGCGAACTCGGCTACGGTCTCGCTTACGGCCTTGCCAGTCGCCTCCTGCATCGACACGGCAGCCTGGGTGATTCCGGTGAAGCTTTCGCCGGCGATCTTGCCGTTGTCGGCCAGCAGAGCGAGCACGGCTGCGGCTTGGCCAGTGGTGCCAACGGTTGCGCTGACCTGGCGGGCCATGTCGCCCAATTGCCCGGCGCTCACACCGGCGTAGTTGCCGGTCAGGATCAGCGCTTTGTTGTAGCTGTCCTGTTCCTCGCTCCCCTTGTAGAAAGCGTACGCCAGACCACCTACCGCGGCGGTGGCAAGCGCGACCGGGCCGAGAATGGCGAGAAGTCCCGCCGCTCCCGCGCCTGCACCGGCGCCCAATTGCGCAACCGCACGTACGCCACTTCCCCAGTCTCCCGAGGACAACGCATTCCCCAACTGAACGACGTTTTCCTGTGCCTGCCGTGTACCGAGGCGCAGCTTGTCGAAACCGGTGGTGGTTTTGGTGAGCTTATCGTAATCCTTGTCGATCTTGCTCAGGGCGGTGTTGTACTCGTCCTGGCTGATCCGGCCGGCATCCAGATGCTTGCCCAGTTGCTCGACCTGGGTATCCAGCTTCGCCAGTGCGGCGCGGGCCGGGTCAATGGTGCCCAGCAGACTGTTCAGCGCCTTCTGCTCATCCATGGCCGACTTGGCCAGTGCGACCTGTTGCTTGTCGAGCTGCGCCGAGATCTTCGCGGCCTCAGCCTCGCCATAGGCGCCGGTTTTGGTCAGCTTCGCCAGCGCTTCGCGCTGCTTGGCAAGGTCCTGCGTGGTCTTGGCACTGGCAGAGAGCGACTTCTCCAGCGCCTGCATTTCGTTCATCAGCGAAACGGCGGACTGCTCG